AGCGCCAGTGACATCGGTATCCTCTGGTTCTGTGCCGATAGGGGCGCATCCCTCCTGAGCGCCGTATTGCTCAGTGAGCGGGTAGACGGTACTAGACCATGTATCGCCAGTATTTAGGGTCTCATGGTGTGGGATGATAAGCTCAAACCAAGCGTCGGCATATCCAACCTCATCCTCATGAACCCAGTCGAGATTGTTGTAGAGCTTTCTGAAGTAGTTCCTGTCCACATACGTGAACGAGCCGCTCAATACGTCATAGGCGACAGACACATTATTGATTGTGATGTAGTCATCGACGCCTGCAGTTTGCTTGTGAGTGAATACGGTGCGCGACAAGCGGTAGTTCTCTCCGTTGACATCAGTAATCTGAAGCCTCATGCGGAGGATTACGGTACACCCCACGTGAGCCCGAGGGAATGGGCTGCCTGATATGGTCCCGTCTCTAGAAAAGCCGATGTGACCCCCGAAGTTGATTCGCATATCCTGGCCACTAGCAATCTCTAAATCCTCTATCGTTTTAGCAGGGAAGCCAGTATAGTCGGTGGCTACGTGAGGGTAGATTCTCCACGACGTACTTACAGCGGGGCCTGTGACAGCAGTTTGCTGATACTCGTAGTTTAAGTCTCGACGAATCTCATTGAGGATAGGCATCCTTCCCGTGCCGAAGATGTCGTCATCGTAGCGTCGGTTGAGGAAAAACCCATCCTGATAGATGATGTCTGAGCCGCCATCCTGATGAACTAGGTTGGCCTGCTTAACAGGCATCGTCCTGTTCTTTGTGGCGCCCTCTAGGTAATACCTGTTCGAGCTTATAGATCCAATGTTATACGAAGTGTTAGTGTCTGTCACGGGAGTAAGATTGCCCGTGGCAAAAGTCACAATGTATTGATTGGCCTTCATAGAGCTAGAACCCTGGAAGAGCGCTAGGGAGGTATTGCTTACAAAGTGGAACCTGCCACCCTGTAGACATATACACGCCCCGAACGACTGGCATAGGTCGTCGAGCACCTCTCGGCACGAGAAGAACTCAGGCAAGGCCTCTAGCTCACGAATTCTATTTACCTCCGTTTTTGGTTTCTGGAAGGTTCTTGCGTATATCCTCGTCCTATCTAGTACGGGGTCTGTTTCTGGAAACTTGTAGAAGTTGCCGTCGGTGTGCTTAGCCTCGTAGAATGGCAGGCCAGCCTCGTTAAACAGAGGAAGGATTGGGTACGTCTCTTTAAGTGCCTTTACCCCTGGAAGCTTCATAAGGATTTCTTTAATCCAGAAAGAGCACTTCTTGAGGCCTACGTAGTCGTCGCCGTTGTCATCAACAAAGGGAGCCCCTGAGAGTTGACCCAGGCCGTCGGTGAAGGTGCAGGAGATGTGGCTTCTGTCCTGCTCAATTTGAATAGAGGTCTGCTCAATGAGAAGGTGCCCAAACCACCACAAGGCTGCTGAACTAGTTGGTGGCCCCTTATAGACGAAGATGTAGATATCGCCCTCGTCGGCGTCTAGCATCTGATTCCACTTGGATAGCTGCGTCTCGTTTAAGGCGGCAGTGAAGGATAGGCTAGAGCCCATCACACCTCGGCGAATCATATCAGAGCCCGGCCACTTGACAGAGAACCCAGGCTCATACATCTCAAAGCGCTTGTGCTCTGCAGCGATGGTGCCTACCGTTCCGGAGATGCTGCCTATGCGGACTGTGTACTCCTGGTCTATGGCTCCACGCTCTCCATACTCGCCCTCAAAGATTGTGTTGATAGCCATTATCCAAATGTACGATCGTATGCCCGTGGGCCTGTCTGGTTCATAATTACGAGGTTGTCGCCAGAGATAGCGCCCATAACCTTCAGCCCGCCAGCGCCACCACCGCCGAATCCAGCTCCAGCAGAAGCCCGCATCTTACTAAATCCAAGCCCCTCTCCAATGAATTCTCCAAATGGATTAGATCGAGCAAACTCCCTAAACCCAAGGCCAAAGCTCTGACCTCCAGCGAGCGTCGTGCCACCGCTGATAATAGCGAGGATGGCATAGAGAGCAATGAGTGTGATGACCTTTGCAATTACGGCATTGATGGCTTTGATGAAGTTGTCCTTGAAGGCTTGCGCGAACTTGACCGATTCGTCTCTCGACTGCAAGAAGGCTTGACCGAAGCTGTCTGCAAAATCAAAAGCAAAAGCCTTTAAGTCATCGAAACCCTCTCTTAGTTTGACAAGCGCATTTGCCGTCTTAGTGATTGACTCGTCAAGCTCTTCAAACTCCTCCTCTGGTAGTTCTATCTCTTGAATGCCCTCAAGAACCTCAAACCCCCGCCTAATCTCTGCACCACCCAAGGCATCTGCTAGAATTCCAGCGAGCTGGTTGGCGCCGCTTAACCCCTCAATAGCTAGGTTTGCAAAAGGAACCCTGATGGGCTCTGACTCCTGAACCTTGCGGAGGTTCTCCGCCTTTATAGCGTCATTAAGAGCCTCTCGCTCCCGATCAGAAATTTGCTTGGCTGCAGCAGCCCTTGCTTCATCCAATGCAAGGAGGTTTATCTTGGCCTTTTCCTCTTCTCCGTAGATGGCTAGAAGCCTATTAAGCCTATCTATCCGTACGTTTACTTCCTGCAGGTATTGCTTCTCTGACTCAACCTTGAACTTATCGAAGCCTTGATTCCTCTCCTTTAGGCTAGATATTTTTTCCTCAACTTCGGCCTGTCTTTGTAGCCAAAAAGCGAGAAGCTCCTGCGCCTTGGCTGCGTTAGTGGCTCCAGTAAACTGTTCTAGTTGCGCCCTTCCCGATGAAGGCCTTTTAGTCTCCTCGGCTAATAAGTCAGCATATTTCTTACGGGTTCTGTCTACCGCAAGCGCTAAGGCCTCCTGCTCTTCTCTGGCCTTCTTAAAATACCGGTTGCTATCCTGAATTCTCTTGAAGAACTTGTCCACCTCATTGCCAGCAAGCGCCGCAGCAATAGCTACTCCAGTAAACGCTCCAGCCGAGCCCTTAGGTATAAGTTGGGCAAAATTGTAAGCAATAGTTCCAAGTCTTGTTTTAGGATCCCACGCAGAGATTACCTTAAATAAATCGCCGATGTAGCCAGTAAGTTGACCTATGAGAGTGCCAACCTTTCCGAACACGAAGAGGGATGGACCGATAGCCGCCAAAGCAATGAATCCACTCGTTATCGCTTTTAGTGTCTCTTCATCTAGCAGGCTCACAGAGACCGCTAGGTCGTCGAAAGCGTCGGCTAAGCTTTGAACTAAGGGAGCTAAGGAATCACCGATGTCCCTCGATATGCTGTTAAATGCGTTCTTGAGCTTTTCGACGTTGAAGAACAACTCCTGCTCGATGCCTTCGTTCATGGCATCAAGAGAGCCGCTAGCGGCCCGCAAGATTCTTTCAAAGTCTTCAATCTCGTCGCCAGCGTCCTGGAAGACGGCACCGATAAGAGCCGCCCTTTTGTTCAGGAGTTCTACAAGCTGAGAGTATTCAAGCGTTCCGCCGGCTAGTGAGTCAACAGCCTGCTGTACATCGGGGAATTGCTTTGCGAGGTCGGATAGTGTAGAGCGAAGCTTTGTACCCCCGAGAGATCCATCTACAGCTCTGTTGGCTAGGACGGCAAGAAGTGCCGTGGTTTTCTCTAGGTCCAGCCCTGTAGCGTTAGCTGTAGGACCAACGTTCTTCATGGCCTGCTTAAACTTCTCTAGGTCTAGAGCAGAGTTCGCAAAGGCGGCGGCCATAACATCGGTGACGCGAGCTACGTTTTCTAAGCCTTCAGCGCCACGAAGCGTAAGGCCAAACTGACGCACTGTGGCGGCGATGGTCTTACTGGTATCGTCTAGCTCCGTGCCAAAGACGGTAGCTAGCTTGACAGTTCTTCCAAGTACGGAGTTAATCTCTTCGGCTCGGAAACCAAGCTTAGCAAGCTCGAGCTGAGCCGCGCTAACCTCCGTAGCCATAAAGATACTTTGCCGACCCAGCCTGTTGGCCTCATCGGTGAGCGCCCCGATGCCCCCGGCCCCAACAATCTGACGGAGAAGGGTGTTGCTCCTATTAAACTCGGCGGCGGCCTTAACAGCTTGGGTGGCGACATAACCAAAGGCAAGACCAAGACCCCTCGTAAGTGAGGCTCCGGCCTTGGTAGCCAAAACATTGAACTTATTAAGCTTCGTCTGAGCCCTGTCTAAGTTCGTGGTAAAGCCGCGAATGTCCGCCGTGAGCATCAGCGACATTCTGTAGATACTGTTAAGACCTCCGAGCATTAGAACTTCTTCATTTTGTCAAAAAGCTCCTGGGCCGCCTTCACGTCCTTGGGGCTTGTGCTAGAATACACTTCGGCATAGGGATGGAAATCATTAGGCTTGAATCTCTTCCCTTTGCCCTGGCTGGCTATATTCGCTTGCAAAGCCATGACAGAAGAAGTGTGATCCCACTGCATAGCAGAGCGGCGTATAAAGCCGTTGTTATACCAAATAACTTCTCTGAAGGTCATGTCCCAGAATTGATCTGGAAGCAGCCCCATGACCATCGAATCCCTATAAAGGGACGCAAGCTTTAAGGGCTTCCCGTCGGCTGCCGCCCTCAAGCTTTTTTTGACTCCTCATCTTCGCTGTTTGGAGAGAGGTTCTCCATTACAGTTTGGCTCATCTGCGCGAAGACTTTAGGTTCGTCAAGCGCTTGAGCCATGAAGACTTCGAGAGTTGGAAGATTAGAGTCAGTGCCAGAAAGAAGCGCTTTGTTTTTGATAGCATGGTATGTCAATGTGCAGACGCCAGTCATAGGATCCTTGGTTAGATACTCGTGAAGGCTGTCCAAGTCGATGTTCTCATACTTGCACAAGAGGCGCAAAGCATTCATGCTAAGCTTACCCTGGTACTTCTTTCCTGCGATTTCTACTTCAAACTCTCCGCGAAATTCGTTCATTGTGGTTGGGTTAAAAGGTTAGTGGGACGGCGGCCCAGTGCCACCGCCCCGCTAAGGTAATTACGCTACTGTGTACTTGTAGAGCTTGCCGTATCCGCTGATAGAAGCAGAGTAGGTAGCCACCTCGTCAACGCCGCCGCTGATAGAGATAGACTCAATCAAGCCCTGACCCACGTATTGGACGTCGCCAGTGCCGTTGCCTGTAACGGCGAACTTTACGATAACGTAGTCGCCAGCACGAGCCATATCGAGAAGCTCGATGGCGCTGTCTTCTGTAGCTCCATCGGCTACCAAGCCGTCGGCGCTAACGCTCCACGTGGTAGCTGAGGTTACGATGTGACGAGTGGAAGAACAAGATCCATCACGAGCCACGGTCTCCTCTACTGAGTTCGATACGTCAAGGGTGCTGCTAGTAGCGGCAGCAGCCAAGGTGAAGGTGGATTCTGTTACGTCAGAAGAACCATCGGTGGTACCTGCTCCGAGGAACACGTCGGCTGATGTAACAAAAAGGTCGATTGCGCCCTCTGTGTTGTCTACGTTAGCCGCGAGCAAGTCTGTAGTAACCTGAACGTCGAGGGGAGATGTTGAGTCGCCGTCAATGTAGTAAACACCGAGGCAGTTTGCATTTACGATTGCCATGTCAAATAGTTGTTGTAGTTTTTTTCAGAAGAATCTGAAGGTTAAGCCTGAGTGCCCGCAGCGTCTGCGGAAGTTTTCTGGCGATTGCTTTTCTTATGAAGGGCTTGGGGGCATGATGCTTGGTGCCAGCCTCAATGAAGTGAGCGCGCCATCCCGCAAGCTTCTCGCCACGGGTAGGGCCAACCCTGATGCCTACAACACCAGGCGAAGTCTTTTGAAGCTTCCTGCTTCTCATAGACTGACCCAGGGCACCGGTACGCACTGGCGCCAAATCCTCCATCTCTTGTCTGACGGGCTCTGCCGAAACCTTCATGATTTCGATAAGGCGATTCGTCCTGTCCGCCACGCCCCTGGCTCCTTTGATGCCTCGGCTGAGCATGCGGACATCAGAGTCTTTAAGGTGGATTCTAATTCCGTTGTTAGGCATTGCTGAAGGGGTTACTTCCTGCGTCGTGATCGCGACGGGTCGCACGGATGCGCATACCCTCGCGTCGTCCGAAAGGAATGATGGAATAGATGTCGAACCACGCCTCGTTCCACTTTACCTGCATGTCGAATTTCACGCCGTTAATCCAACGGCACTCAAACTCAACCTTCATCTCGCCAAGCTCCTGCATGTTGTCGATGTACTCACTAGCTCCGGCTGAAGGCGTGCCGATATGCAAGATGCGGCAATAGACGTTATCCTTGAAAACCTCATACGAGGTCGTTACGTCACCGAAGTCATTGATAGAGTTGGTGCGCTCATAGATTTCAATCTTCTCTGTTAGCCTTCCCGCGTGCATCAGTACTGTCTTACGCTTTGCATCAGGCGGCGAACACCCTCTTTAACTTCAGTGGTCATAACGCCGATGGCCTCTGCCTCTCGCTGGTTGTAGTAGTGAGCGGTAAGCATAAGGGCGGCTTGAGCATATTGGAATGGTAGCTCCGACAAACGAGTCCCTGCGTCGAGTACGATTTGCACGTAGTCCTCATTGTATTCTGAGGCGTCAGAGGGAAGCTCTGCAAGCTTGCCAATCTCTAAGTACATGGGATATCTGCGATAGATGAAGTCGCAGTCGAAAAGATCTGTGCCGTCGGTTACTACAAAGTAGAATGTCGATGTTACGGTAGCAGCGCCAGCGTCAACGAGCACGTCAGTGAGCTTGTAGAAGCCTTTTGTAAGGCTGTTCTCGTTATCTAGCAAGTCTCGTAAAGAGACGTCGCTTACATAAGCGGTGGAAGTCCCTTGAATAAAGACGTCGTACTCGTTTGTTACATTGTCGTACTTGTAGAGAGTCTGCGTATAGCCAACCGGCGTGAAGTCGTCGGGAGAGC